TCCTAACCAGCGCATCATGACCTTCATCCAAGCATTGAGATCGGACCTAACCCTCCCGATCCAACAGCGTACTGTAGCGATTGCGAAATTTCTAAAGAAAAAGACGATGGTCGTAGGGCACTACGCCCTGGTCAAGGCACATGTGGTTGGAAAGCTATGTGTGTTCATGGCCATGCATCACCCATTTGTGGCTGGTGTTGTAGTGTCCACGCTGGTTATAGCTATACCGCTGCGCAGGTATCGTAGGCGCAAGGTATTTACTCAGGAGCGGCATATAATGCTAGATAATGAGTATGGGCTCGACGTTGACCACTTGGCGGATGCTGAGTGTGATAGTGTTGAGCTCATTGAGAGTGGGCAAGGCCGCGATCCATGGATTTCATGGACCGAAACTGGCTTAACCCGGTGCAAAGCTCTCATTGGTGGCCTTTGGGCTGGCCGCCAAAGTGTAGTGGTTGAGGAAATGTCAGCGCAGAGCTGCACAACTATGGTTGTGTACTCTGAAGCCAGATCAGTGAGCAATGCTCGCGGTAGCCTCAATACCACCACACTTGCACCTTTGCCGCATGTGCCTGCGGAGGATGCTACATGTATCATTCGTGGGTGCGGTGACCTGGACTTGACTCGTCCAGAAATCACGCGGCACCGGCTGATAAGAAGGGGCCATCGACGGAAATATGCCAACTGCGTTATCAAGGAGGTCAAACTTAGGTTTGGCGTCCCAGTGCGCAATGAGGCTAATCTCAAGGCGGTGGCCAACTATGCTGAGTCGATTATGAGCAAAAGAGGGCTGCGCCCGTCACACGCGGCAGCCGTTTTGCCCAAAATCATAGCCTGGACCTTCATTCCAAGCACCGTTGAGCGTCATGCTATGCGAATGCTTGGATCAGTGCCAGCCCAGCGGAGGACAGCAAAATATGCTGTCCACCGACAAGCGGCTGGCATATCAGCCAACCAATAGGGCCGCTTGGTGGCTCTTGATGGGATCGATCACGTAACAACGTTGACCGACCCCCGGTTGTACATCAAGAGACATCAGGCGGCCCTACGGGTGCGAACTTTCTATATTATCGGCGGCGTTGCTGAAAGAAATCGCACCTTAAAAGTCAATAACGCTTCCATTGACACGTTGAACGCTGCAATAATGGAGAGAATGTACTACTGCAAGGTTGGTGGCACTTTTGTGCCACCACCGGCAGTGGATCGCTCCCACATCTTCAAAACCCTAAAGCAATTCCGATTGCAACTACTGCAAAATGTAGGTAGGGTAGATTCCAAACTGACACCGATTGAATTCGTGAGTCTTTTTCGAGGCCGTAAGGCCGCAATCTACCTTAACAATCTGGACACCTTTATGGCTACTGGTGTGATGCGCAAGCACTCCATTAGCGCAGCATTTGTGAAATGTGAAAAGGTCAACCCGGACAAAGCTGTGCGCTTTATACAGCCACGGCATCCCGTGTATAATATTGGGCTGGGGTGCTATCTTAAGCACCTCGAACATCGTATATACAAGGGAATTGCCCGGGTATTTGGTGAAGGCGCCGTAGTGTTAAAAGGCTACGACGTTCGGGAAATTGGTAATATTATTCAGTCTAAATGGTCCTCCCTGCGCGATCCAATAGGAATCGGGCTGGACGCTGTGAAGTTCGATATGCACGTTAGTGCAGAGATGTTAGAGTGGGAACACTCAATCTATAAGTCCATATATAGAGGAGATAAGGAGTTGTCAAGACTCCTTAAATGGCAGATCGATAATCGCGGCGTAGGGTATTGTTATGATGGAAGGTTGAAGTACCATGTAAGGGGGCGTAGGTTCAGTGGTGACATGAACACCGCCCTAGGTAACTGTATCATCATGTGCGCTATGGTGTATACTTATGCGGCCAGCGTTGGAGTTAACATTAAATTGGCTAACAACGGCGATGACTGCATGGTATTCATGGAACGCAAGGATGAAGTAAAGTTTAAGACTGGGCTGGATGGATGGTTCTACAAGTGCGGTTTCCGCATGACTGTGGAGCCTACTGTCGACAGACTTGAACTGGTGGAATTCTGCCAGATGCGCCCAATTAACACTGTTAATGGGTGGACCATGGTTAGAAATTTTAATGCCTCTCGTGAAAAAGATAGCATTAGTCTACTACCACTCACTAACGCTAAGGCATTTCAAAAGTGGCTATATGCCATTGGAGAATGTGGCTTGGCGCTGTGCTCAGGTGTTCCTGTTATGCAAGCATTGTACAAGTGCTACATCAGGAACGGCATGCCATCTAACTGTGGGAAAGCAGTTCAGATGCAATGCGGTATGTGGATGATCAGGCGCTCTTTGGAGTCCAAAATCAGCCACATTACCCCTGATGCTCGAGTGAGTTTTATGCAAGCATGGAATGTCACTCCAGATGAGCAACTTTGTCTGGAAGCATACTATGAACAGTTATCTCTTGTGTACTCACAGGACGAAACTGATTTACTATCAGATATACACTCCTCCCCTCTATAAATGCGATACCACGGCAATTACTGCGGTCCTAACTGGTCCGATGGAAAAGAACAACCTTCAGTTGTCGGTTCCACCGAACCGGTTGACATTTTTGACAGCAGTTGTCGTGACCATGACGCCGTCTACGCGGAGAATGGCGACAAGGAAGCGGCAGACTACAACTTCTTTTTGACCAACATTTTTGCTGGCCCGAAGGAAGCAGCAGCTGCCATCGTTGTCGGCACTCAAGGCGTAGTGCGGACCATTGATAGACTGCTTAATATACCAACATTACCCTTAATCAGTAAATTCACAATGCCTAAATCTAAAGCTAAAACCCCAAATCCCTCCTCCAAGACTAGCATAACTGCTAAACGTTTTCAACCCCCTCCCAAAGTTTCTGTGCGTCAGCGTCCACAAGTGGCTGTCTCCACAGTACCAGCCGCCTATGGATTCTCATTGCGCATGAGACAACCTGTCGTTACGCGCTCCAATAATGGGGCGCACATCGTTGGTGCTGACTATGCTGGTAGTGTGTTTGCTTCCTTAGGAAGTGAATACTCTCCAGCAGCATCAGTACTATTGAATCCCATTTACTTCAACAGTGGGATGTTGGGCTCCCTGGCAAGAACATTTGAGAAGTTCCGCTTTACTAAAGCGGTGCTTCAATATGTGCCAGGGGTGCCCACATCCACTCAAGGACAGGTCATTATGACCTCAACTCGAACTGTCAAAGAACCCTTTATATCCTCCGCATCCTCCACCTTTCTAAGCCGCGCATTGTCTCAAGGCAATGCTGTGGCAATGCCAGTGTGGAAGGATGAGTCCATAGCCATAGACTGTGGTACTGAGTGGAGCGTCGTGGATGCCCTCATTGATGGCGACCTCGACGACTGCATTCAGGAGGAAATACAGGTGTATGCAACTAGTGAAGCCACTTTAACTTGTGGAATTCTCATTTTGCATTATGAAGTGGAATTCAAAGACCCGTTATTTACCTACCATTCTGGATTGGTTCCCTGCCCTGTTTCAAACGGAACACTGGTGGTGATGACTGATGATTCAGGCATCAATGCCATTAGTGATTCATTCCGTCTTTCTGGGGTTACAACCAATATGGCCTCGTTAGGAAATGGTGGAGTCTTTCGATTGGTGTTTGTCCAAGCTCGCTCCTCGTTACCCACTGGTGTGGCCACATGGGGCGGACTGTTGCAGACTGGTATTAGTACCGCTGCTACGACAACAACGACGACAACCACTGTCAGCAACTTTGTTATTTCCAGTGGGTATACATTCTATGCCCAACTGGAGACATCTGGTCGTGTGACTTGTTATTCAAGTTACGACGGGGCTGTTCACGGATCACGCAATGAATGCCTATATTACCAGACAGCAACCACTGCTGCTGGCTCATACACATTCCATGTCCAAGCTGTACGTTTAGGTGCTCAATTACGGATGACCACCCAATAAGCTCACAATTCAACTACCACTACACTTACTATATAAATATATACCAAACAGAGATCAACGTCGGCCTGGGCGGGGACCCCGTCGATCTAGATCTTTGAATGGAACCAAAAACATTAATACATTTTCTACTTTACACCTGTTCTAATATAGTGGCATTGCTCGTCCAAGCAATGTGTCAAGGGTTGATCTGAGATCAACATGGTCGGAGTTCCACAATTAAATGTGGAGGGCTACTCGCGGACAAGACAACCGAAATCAT